GACTCGTTTAGAGTATGTTCTTGGTAAGAGAGGTGCAAAACCAGTTGCTCAAGATGTTGAGGTTGAAGACGAAGAATTTGCAAATCCTGTTGCAGAAACTAGAGAAACAGTTTCATCTGTTGCTTCAAGTTCAAGTGAGATTGAAGACGATGATACACTATCGTATTTCCAACGACTTGCTGAAAACTAAGATTCAAGGGAGGGAAACCTCCCTTTTTTATGGCATTGATATATTTAAATTTTCTGTCTGAACTGTTTTATCGTTGACAAATTGTGATGATTTTCCATACACCATGATATCTCTAAAATCATTTAGAAATTCTTGTAAAAATTCTTCTTTGAGTACAAATATAAATCTCTTATCGTCATTTAATTTAGTCTCATGTTCATAATTGCTTATACCAGTAACAACATTAGTTCCTGATTTAGTTTGATAAGTGGACAATGTATTATCGTAATACTTAACTGTAAAATCGGAATTCACTCTTTTACCTTTAGGTAATATTAAATGACCCTCTGAGTCACGTATTTCTTTAGTTTCAAAATATCTTGTATCATTTAAATTTGAACCATATTTGTTTTCTGCAAAATTATATATTTCTGAGGGATCAAGCGGCCATTCATCACGTATGTTAACAATACCAGCACATGTGACCACCACCCAATCTAACTCAGCAGATCCGTATAACTCTTCAGCAACATTATCAGGTCTAAATCCCATTGGTATTTCATATTTGTTAAAAATAGTCAATATATTTTGTAAATCTTCTCTTAATTTTACTCTACGAAAGAAGTTTTTTACTTCAATAAACTCAAGGGAAGAATTTTTATCTTTTAAGAATGATGGATATTTGATATTTGGTAATTCTCTAAAGTATGACATTAGAAACCAACCCCTCCTGCATCATCATAATCAACGTCATAAATTGGTTCTAACTCCTTAAATGATAGATCAAGTTGCATTGATATTGGGGATGCATCATCATATGTTGCATACACACCTTCACCTGTATAATTAACAGATACATTAGTTAAGAAACATTGTTTAAACTTATGTAAGAAGGGATGTTCTGAACTTCCCTTTTTGTATCTGATTTCAAATACGTTAGGAGTTTTAAGGAATACCCCTGATCCTCCAACTGACGCTGTGCCCTTTGTTTTAGGTGCCATGTTTGACTTAAATGATCTAATTATATTTTTACACTCCCTTGCCTCTTCAGGACTGCGAGGTGTCATCTTAAATGAAAAATTAAAACTTCTTAATGTAGGCCCATTAAATAACAACTCCATGTTAGGATTGAAAATCTGACCTGTCTGTCTTGCCATTAATTGAGCAGCAGACACATTACCTCCAAGTGCACCTAATGCAGCAGATGTTGCCTTTGCGGTAACAAAATCTGATGCAGCATCCATAATACTTGCATCAGTACCCATAGCATTTTTCATTTCTTGTGACATCTTATCTTTTGCATCTGACACACTAGATTTATCATTACCTAACATTCCTGATATAATTTTACCACCACCTTCAATTCCTGATCCAATCACACCTGCAGCAGCACCCATGAGAGTGTTCATCTTACTCTCACCGTAATCCACAGCATTACCATCTTGGATATTTGCTGGCATTTGCAATATAATACTTCCAAGTATCTTTGTTGCTTTATCTCTTGTTCCTTGTGGCCCGATACGACGACTTCCGGGTGAACCCACCAAACTTCCACCACTTCTTGCCTTTACTGATTGATACTCGACTATTGTGAAACTCATGTAGTCAGTGGTTTCTGTAAGTGCCTCTAAGGGATATCGAAATCCTCCTGATCTGAATGTTTTTTTTACTACTCCACTAGAACCGCCAAAATTGGGGACTCTTCTCAATCTATTTTTCCTTGATGCATCGAGCATCGCTAAAATTTCTTCAGCTTGATTGGGATTAGCCTTCCTTATTCTTTCTTCTACTGTGTTACTTTCTTCACTATTATATTGTGCCATATCTATTTTTTTTAACTATTTAGACGCATTCTACCGAAAGGTAACGCTTGAAGGTCTGTTATTTCTTCAGGATATACACGATATGTACTTCCAACTACGTTTGAGAATGAATATGATCGAGCATCACCATGATGAAAGTTTGTTCCACGAAACCCCCATGAGTAAACATCAGTGACAGCCACCAGTGGATGAGCATCGAACCTGCCTGTTGACAATGGTTGATACGAAAATATAAAAAATTGACCTACTTGTGGTGTAGAAATAGTGTCATTAACCACTTCAGTTATTTGCACCATCAATTCATCGGGATCTTCAATACCAATTAAACGATCTAATACTGGACTAATACGATTCATTTGATTCCAAGTTCATCCTCTGTCATCACCTTAAATTCATACAAACGATCTTTACAGTATTCACTTGCTGCTTTCCATTTTGCTTGATTGCGAGCGTATTCATAAGTTTCATAAAGATAATTTTTCGTTTTTCTTTTAGGTTTTTCTGGAGGTGTAAGTTGTTTTTTGGGTTTGACTTCGATAATATATTTTTTGATCTTACCAGTTGTTTCTTTAAGTTTAACGTAGAAGTCTGGAAAGTATCTATGAACACGGTTATCAATTGGAGATCGATATGGAATTGCAATTTCTTCACTACCCCATTCAAGAATATTCTCATTTAAATCGCAGTAAACCATAAACTTTCGTTCCCAAAGTGATCGATATACAATATTTAATGGGTTTCCTTTGTACTTTCGCGGGTGTGATGGTTGATATCTCCCTTTATATGACATAAATAATAAAAAAACAAAGTCAAAGGTATTTAGTGTGTCATTAGTATCAAAAATAACCATGACTGATGCCAAAGTAAAATTTGGTAATCTATCATTAAATAATCAATATCAAGTTCACTTTGCGGGATTTAATACAAGTGTTGTTAATTATTTAAGAAACAATCTTGGAATTATAAACGCTGATGATTTCATTTCTCGTGAAATGGGTATATTATGTTTTGATGCGTCATTACCCACAAGTGCTTTGGCCACAGCCGAAGTAAAAGATAATTTTATGGGTGTTCCACAAGAGTTTGCTCACTCAAGGTTGTATACAGATATAGATTTTTCTTTTTATATTGATAAAGACTATACTCTTTTAAGAATATTTGAGGGTTGGATGGATTATATTACTAGTGGAGCAGAGAGTGAGGTTGGAGATTTGCAGAAACCATTTTATCGTAGAATGAGATATCCAGATACTTATAAGGTATCCTCCATGTACATATCAAAGTTTGAGAAAAATCTTGATCGAACTATTTCTTACCAATTCATAAATACTTTTCCAAAGTCAATCACTCCAATTCCTGTTACTTATGGTAATGCAGATTTATTAAAAGTTTCAGTAAGTTTTAATTATGACAGATATGTCGTAAATAGGAAGAGTAGAAAACCAAGTCTCCTATCCACTGGTTTTAATTTGTTTAACATATTCAGATAGTGGACAGACAAGAAAAAATGTTGTATAATGTGATATAAATAAATCACTGAATGAAATATCATGCCATTACCCAAGATTAATACACCTACGTATGAGTTGACTTTACCATCAAATAAAAAGAAAATTAGGTATCGTCCATTTTTAGTTCGTGAAGAAAAGATTCTAGTTCTCGCAATGGAATCAAATGATCAAAAACAAATTACTAATGCAATCGTACAGATAATAGGTGATTGTTTAATTACTAAAAATATTGATGTTACTAAATTACCTACATTTGATATTGAGTATCTTTTTCTTAATGTTAGATCAAAATCTGTTGGTGAAACAGTAGAGGTTAATGTCACTTGCCCTGATGACGGTAAGACTGCAGTTGAAACATCTATTAACATAGATGACATAAAAGTTGTTAAGAATAAAGATCATAAGTTAATTATTCAACTTGATGATAAGTATTCAATGAAATTGAAATATCCTACACTTGATCAATTTGTTGAAAATAATTTTGATTTTGAAATGGCAGAAGCAAAGGAATCAGTGTCAGCAGCGATGTCTATGTTATCAACATGCATAGATATGATTTATGATAAAGAGGAGAGTTGGGATGCATCTGAAAGCACAAAAGAAGAACTTGATGAATTTATCGATCAACTTAATACTAAACAATTTCAGGAAGTTGAACAGTTCTTCAGAACCATGCCTAAGTTGACACATAAATTGAAAGTTAAGAATCCTCAAACAGGTGTTGAATCAGAAGTTGTATTGGAGGGACTGGCAAGTTTTTTCAGCTAGGTATGGCCCACATGAGTTTGGAGTCATACTACAAAGTTAACTTTGCCTTGATGCAACATCATAAATACTCTTTGACAGAGATAGAAAATATGATGCCTTGGGAACGAGATGTCTATGTGACTCTGTTAAAACAATATATTGAAGAAGAAAACATCAAAGCACAACAACGTAAATCATAATGGCACTCCCTATCATCGCCACAACAGCAGCAAAAGCAGTAGGAAAAGCAGCCGCTAAAAAGGCAGTGAAGGTTAGTGTTGAAAAGGTAAAGAAAAAGGCAAAGATGAAAGTTACTAAACTTTCTGAAATGGCAAATGAAAAAGTGCAAGATAAACTAGGTGTAGATGATGGTAAGATAACAAAAAGAAGAGGAAGACCAAAAAAGTTTCAGACACTTGCTGAAGTACAGGCAGATATCAATGCAAGAGAATTAAAGAAGGTTCAAGCTAAATTAAAAAAAGAAAAGGAAAAGAACAAGAAAGCAAAAATTCAACCATCTAAATTAGTTGCTCCACCTGAGAGTGGATTGATGAAAATAGAGGAACAGGTGAAGGTCAACGCTGAAAAAATTACAATAATCAAAAATATACAAAAAATACATAGAACTAATCATGAAAAAGAAAAAGGTGAAATAGCAGAGATTAATAATGTTCTGTCAGGTATCGCTGAGTTTATAAAGGCAGACTATCAATCAAGAGTTGATGCAGCAGATAAAGATAATGCACAGATGCGAGATGATGCTGCAAAAGATGATCAATCAAAAAAAGAAAAGGGATTAGAAGCGACTGCTAAAAAATCAAGTGAAAGAGTAGGTAAAACAGCACAAGGTATTATTTCCCCTGTTAAGGGTGTGTTTCAAAGGTTGATGGACGCTGTGACAGCGATAGGTTTAGGAATTGTTGGAAGCGCAGCTTTTAAATTTCTTGCTAAACCTGAAATATTTGAAAAAATAGGGGGTGCATTCGATTTCATAGCAAAACATTTTGAATGGGTTCTTGGTGCATTAGGTGCTATTGCCTTGATTGGAATTATCAGCCCGATTGTTGCTGTTGGATCTGCTGTAGCAACTGTCATCGGTGCAATAGCAGGTGCTGCGGTCATTTTTGCAAAAATTGCTTTAGTTATTGGTGGAATTATATTGGCGATAAAGGGTGCTACTGACATATTCAAATGGTTGCGCGGTGATAAACTTGGTGATTCAACAATATCAGATGCAAGAAAAGAAAATAGACAAAATATGAAAGATCAAGGTGTTGAAAAGGCACACATTAGTGGTATTTTTGGAGAGAGATATCGTGTAGAACGTGATGGTAAATCAGTTAAATTAAAGTATAAAGAACTCACACCAGATGAACAGGCAATTGTTGATCAATTCAAAAAAAGAGATCAAGAGATTAAGGATGCTGCAAATGCAAGAAGAAAAGAGAAGAATGCAGCATCAAAAAGAATAAAATCAGAAAGAAAGAAAGGTATACCAAAAGTCGACAGACATGGAAAGAATACTGCTAAAAAAAATGCATATGAGAAAGAGACAAAAGCTTTAATTAAAGAAGCACATGATGAGATTGATAAAAAATATGAGGAGACATTTACTGGAAGAAAGATTGGGGGAGATGCCTCTGGATTAACTTTAGTTGGTGAGGAAGGCCCAGAGATAGTAGAATTTAAAACTGCTGTAAATGTAGTGCCGGCACATAGAACTCAAGAAACCCTTAAAACTTTAGAAAGCAGTGGTGGCACTAACATTATTGCAATGGATTTACCACCGATAACAGCACCAGCACCAGAGGTAAATGTTGGAACCCCTGCAAGCACAGAGGTTGAGAGAATTCCGTCTGTAAATCCGTTTAACACTTACATGTCCATGACACCTCAAATTCTTAGGATATCGTAATGTCTTCCACAGCAGAGTTAAAAAAAGTTAAATTAAACATTACTAACATCAAGAGTGTGTTGCTTGATGGTAAGAAAGCTGTTGATGAAAAAAAGAAAGATCGTGAAGATTTTTTGACAAAACTTGCCGAAGAAAGAAAACAGAAAAAAGAGGAAAAGAGTCTAGAAAAACCCATCAAACCTACAGAGAAAAAACCTGATTTGAAATCTCCTGTTAAATCATCGGCAGGACTAATGAACCGTATTTTCACTTTTGTAGGTGCGATTGTAGGTGGTATCGTTGTAAAAGCTCTTCCAGATATCATAGATGCGATTAAAAAAGTCATAGAGAAAGTAAAACCATTTTTTGATAAAGTAGTAGAATTTTTAGAACCTGTATTTACATCTATTGGAAATTTTTTTGAAAGTGGTGATTCATATGAATCTGAAAAGGAAAAGGTTAACACAGATATAGAAAAGGCAGAACTTGAAGGTAAAGCTATAGATGGTCAGGTAGGAGAATTAGATAAGGCAGGTGATGATATTATTAGGGAAAATAAAGCGTTAGGAGAAAATGCAAAAGCTTTAGGTATTGAAGAGAAAGATTTACAGAAAGATCGAATCGAGAGAAATGAGAGTGAAGAAGAAAAGGTAATGGAACAAAATAAAGATGATGATAAGATCAAATCTAACGAGACAGTAACAACAGAAAATCTTGGGCCAGCTCCTGCTTCTGAAGTAACCAAAATTGTTGATGGGAAAGAAGTGGTTGTAACTGATATGGATGAATCTCTTGATATACAAAATGAAGCGAGAAACATGTTGAAAAACGCTGAGTCAGGAAATTTTATTGATAAAATAGAAGACGCAGAATTTACAGGTATAAAGGTATTAACTGCACCGGTTCCACCAGTGCGAGAAGATTATCCAAAAACAACAGAGGGATTGAATGCTTATATAACCGCCAAGAAAGAATATGAAATTCAATATAAAGAATTTAAAAAAACACGAGAAAATTTTATTAAACCAAGTGATAAGAATAATAATGGACTTAATGCGTTAAATACTACTGGTGGACTTACCAGTGATAATGTAACTGGAAGTAAAACCATTGTACTTCAAAGACAAATCGTTCAAACTAATACAGTAATACCAGTTTAATGTCAACAGGAGCATCACGAGCAGCGATATATGAAGTTCTTACCATAAGTAAGGAAGGTAAGGAGGAGCCATTGACAGGAAAAACTGTCAATTTCAATTATTATGAAAGTTTATATTCACCCGTAGTGTCAGGTAATTTAACATATGTTGATGCAGGTGGATCTACGGAGGATAAAAGAGATAATTTGACAAGCATCAAAGATGGTTTACCGATTACTGCGTTAGAGGATTTAAAAGTAAAAATTCAAACTGCTTTTGGCACCCTTGACTTTACAAAAGATCCTTTCAAAGTTACAAGTTCACCTATAATGCACCAAGAGTCAAATAGGCAAACAGTGCTTCTTACATTCGTCAATGATAAAGAGTTAAAAAATTCTGAGGTTCCCATTTTTGATAGATATGTTGGTAAAATAAGCGATAGTATTAAAAAAATTTTACAAGAGAAACTTCAAATAAGTGACGATAAAATTGATGTTGAAGCAACCAAAAATAGCTATGGATTTGTCGGTAAAGGTAGAGGTGCATTAAATATTATTCTTGATTTATGTCGTAGATCTGTTCCTGTTAAAGGTGATGCTGGTTATTTTTTCTTTCAAACTCAAGATGGATTTAAGTACAAGTCAATTAATTCATTATTATCACAGGAACCAAAACAAAAATATCTTTACTATGGTGCTATGAGAACTAATCAAGAAAATAGTGACAATGATTTTAAGATATTATTACCACCTAAAGTAAAAAAAGATCAGGATATAACAAAAACGTTGAAGGATGGTACTTATGTAAATCGTAACGTATTTTTTAACCCACAAACTTTTGAACATAGTGAGGTAGTTTTTAGTGTTGATAAAGATGGTGTTAAGAAAACACTTGGTGGTGAATTACCTATAAAAACAAATGATCTTAAAAGTTTTGTCAAAACAAATCATCATATTCTAGACATCGGATCATTTGAAGTACAAAACCAAAATCCTAATAATGATCCAAGAGAATGGCAAGCCAGTTCAACTATGAGATATAATTTACTTCATTCAATCGTGATGGAAATTCAAATCCCATGTAATACTGAGTTGATGGCGGGTGATATTATAGAAATAGAAATTGAATCAATTAAGGAGGATATGGTACAGTCACCATCTGATGAACAGCAGAGTGGAAATTATTTAATAATGCATCTCTGTCATCATTTTGATTCTTTAAGATCATTTACATCACTTACACTTGTTCGTGATTCATACGGTATTAGAAGGAGTAAAGACTGATGAAAGAAGAAATGTTTGAAAGTTTCTTTTCTGGTGGTGCTGAGTTCTGGATTGGTAAGGTCGTTGCTATTGATAAGCAAAAACAAACTGCACAAGGATATAGTTGGGGGTGGAGATATAAAGTTCGTATATTTGGCACGTACTCAAACAGTGATAACATAGATGATAAGGATTGTCATACAGCAATGGTAATGCTTGGAGTGACAGACGGAAGTGGTGGTGGAGGAAGAACTAGAGCAGTTCGGATCACTCAACATGACATTGTATTTGGATTGTTCATGGCACCTGATCAAAATTTTCCTGTCATCATGGGAGTTCTTGGTCGAACAAAGAAAACCATAAACATTGGGGGAAAATTTGGTATCCTTTCTGGATTTACTAAATTTCTTCAGCGTGGTTTGACAGAGGATCAAGAATTTAACGAGTGTGATTCACTTAATATTCCAAAGGTTAAGGAGGATAGTACTAATGGCACAGGCACGGGTAGAGCGGTAAATCAAAATCAATTAGATCAAATTGGTCAGTCTGGTGATGAATCACAGGTAAATGCAATAAAAAATCCTCCCGGAAGCACCGAGTATGATACAACTGGTTTAGATAATAATGATGTGGCTAATGCTGTTCAAGAGGAAAAAAACTTTATCTCAACACAAAATGGCGATTACTCAGATAGTAAAATTATTACTGAGACCGAAACAAATGATTAAGATCGTTCTTAAATTTGACTAATAAATAATAATGGAGACATAGTATCATGGCAGAACTTAACACAAAAATTAATGAAATAAAAGAAGTAGTAAAAGAGGTATCATCTAAACCACTTGTTCTTACAGAACAACAAAGAAATGATTTTACTACTTTGATAAAAGATAATTCTCCTTTTCTTCAAGATCAAATACAAACTTTGAAGAGAGATTTTCCTGTTGATTTTGGTGATTTAACTCCCTTTACCGATTCTGAGTTATTTTCATTAAGTGATATTGAATCTGAAAAGTTACAAGCAAGACTTGAAAATTACAAGCAAATCGCAATAGATGATGTTGCCTCAATATCTTCTACTACTGGGTTTACAGTGCTGGCAGCGGATCCAAATAGTGATAGATTCTTAGAGAGGACTGATATTGCCATGAAAAACTTTTTCAAAGTTGCGAGTAAGGTCGATAACTTTAATCTTGACTTATCAACAGAACTTCAAAAATTAACCAAAATGGTTGGTAATTTTTCACAGACATTTATTGGTAAAATATCTGATTCACTTCAAGAGGGTCTAGTTGGATTCATACAAAATGGAATGGCAAGTCAAGCGAGTAAAATTTTTGCCAGTGGTGTTCCGGGTGCTTTAGGACAGGTCGTTGATTTCCAAACCGCAATGGTAGGCCCTGCAACCAAACTCTTCAAGGGTATGGAGTGTCTAGCATCTAAGGTTGGACAGGCAATGTCTGGGGTAATAAGTGATATGCTTACCAGCATGACTAAAAATATGTTAAATGCTCCAACATGTGCCACTCAACAGTTTGTTGGTGCATTAACAAATAAAATAGCAGACTCTATGGATAAAGTAGTCACTCCACTACTTGCTCCTCTACAAAGCATACTTAGTCCAATTGGAGCTGTTTTCAATGTGAAAGATAAAATCATGGGTGGTATTGATTTTATGAAAAAAGTAGGTAATCTTTTTGTATGTGAGTTACCTAAAAAGAATACCTCATCATTTAAATATGAGATTGATGGCGGTCTTAAGAAAGACTTAGAACCACAAGAGCATGACTCTCTTTTAAACGACTCTATTAATGCTGCTGCAACAACTAATTCTTTCCTTGACAAGGCAGCATCTGGTTTATCAAACTTTGAAAAGGCATATGGTAAATGGTCAATATTTGGTTCTCCAGTCGATAGTGGTGGATCTCATGAGAGTGCATTTACTGGTGGTAATTGTTATACTGGAAATGATTTTGCCTGTGGCCCTGCAAAAGCTGACTTCTTTGGTGGTAATGGGGGAAGTGGTGCTAAAGGTAATGTGATATTAGGTAATTTTATTTCTAAATTTGACAAAGATGATCTATATGGTAGTTTTAAGAAAACAGCAAGTATTATTGGTGTAGAAATCACAGATCCCGGATCTGGGTATTCATCACCACCTCTTATGTCTTTTGGAGATAATTGTGGGCAGGGATATGGTGCTTATGGAAAGGCAAATATAGACAAAAATCCAAAGTCATCGACATATGGACAAGTTACATCAGTTACTATTACTAGTATCGGTGAAAACTATCCAGTTGATGCTGCACAAACAACAGAAAATGGACAGTTCCCAGATGCTTATATTGATGATATCATAATAGAAGATCCCGGAGCTAATTATCGTGAGGGAGATTTCATTAGCGATGATGTTCGACCTGTCATTGATACAAATCCAGAATCGAGAAACTATGGTAGAATAGTGGCAATTGAGATCGTCAATCAGATACCTTATGATACTTTTCCTAATTTGACTGTAATATCCGAAACTGGATATGGTGCAGTTATAAGACCAATTATGTCAACTGTTAGAACTCAACCTATTGAAGATCAATTTGTAGAGAACAATGCTGTAAGAATAGATACTACTGACATCAAGGATATTCAAGGAAGAAGAGTAAGTCAGGTGTTCAAGGTTGTTCAGTGTGTAGGAACATATCCAGCGATGACAATCACTCCTCTTACTGTACAAAAACCAATTATTCAAGATGTAGAAGAAACTATAGAACCACCTACCCCAGAGACAAATGTTCCCGAAACCACAGAACAAAGTGTTACCATTAGTGATACTGAGACTCGAACAACTAATACATCAAGTCAACAAGCGACTGGACAGAGTAACACTCCTCCTCCTGCTAGTCCTCCTAGTGGTGGCGGGTC